CGGAGAAGGACGTAACCGTCCGGGAGTCATCCTAGGCCCTAGTCTCACGACTATAGCATAGGAGGAGCTTGATCTAAGCGATATTAAGCTGAATCGCTTCGGCCAGGCTCATTAGCTGAGGGGCTAAATGAGGCCCCTCAACCGCAGGAACCCAGTCCCAATGGGATGTTGAGTTCCAGCTGCGTTGGTAGTTGCTCTCAGAACTTCTTGATAGCAGCATACCATTACCGCGTGTGTAACCACCAATGGCGGAAATAAGCAACCCATATGGGTTAAACAACTCCGGGGCACGGTCAGGACCAACAGATAAGAACCTGTCATCCTTAATGATCACACCCCTGTTTCGGTTCGCCCACTTACGGTAAGAAATACCATAAATGTGGCGGTTCGGCTTAGTTCCACGGCGAATGTGACACGGTACCCGAAGGCCCGCGTCACTATTTTCAAAGAGAGGTACATGATAAAAGTGGTCCTTCGATGTTATGTGCAATAAAGCACGTCGGAGGGGTATTCCAGTTTTAGACGTCCACTCATTTAACAAATTCGCCAGGTTCACACGGTCCTGCTTAGTCCTGACCGATTTAAGATATACGGGACGGACATAAGAGCCGAGAAAGTAATCGGCTCCGCAGGACTCCCTAAAAGGACCTTCGTCAAAGGACTTATCCGAATTAATGGAGAAGCCTAATAGACTAAGGAGACGTTTCAGCGGCCTCACAGCCTCAGGGACAACAATTATGTCATCCCCAAAGACTGCAAAGTTGCCTGGACGTCCTCGGGCATTCCGGTGCATTGGAATACCCAGAGCCTTGTAGGTTGCACTTACGCAGCAAGCGAAGGTTATCGTCTCCAGTGGGAAAGTTGTTGCATTACCCATAGAAGATATCATAGCCAACTCTTGCATGCGACCGTCTATATCAATGCATGGTGAGCGAACCTGCTCGAGTGCATCAACAATGGATCGGGGAAAAAACATTCGTACCATACCCAAGGATATGCTATCACTAGCAGACTCCAGGTCTAAGGTCGCGAAATTCCCATTAATCGATCCAAGACGGGATAGCTCTCTGTTGTAATCGGGCTGGGTTGAGAGGTCTAAGTTGAAGGCCTCTTTAAGCCGAAGCTCGAGGACACGCTGTATTCCCTTTTGAAAAAACATATTAAGGGAAGGTTCTACAGCGATAACACGAGAGATGTCAGTGCGTTTCGGGACGCAGTGTAAGCGGTTCCCTGCTACGACATTTGGGCGACCAAAGTGGGTTAGGCGAATATTTTCCGCATCTTCCCATTCCTTGTTGCCAGTGATGCCGCACCTGTACAAATTGTACAGGCCGATGTTAGTACAAGCCATCTGAGACGAGAACATCTTCGTATAGAAGTCTGTTCTCGGGGAACCGACAGAAGAACCTGGCCCTTGAGTAGCATAGTTTATTGCTATCAGAGGGTTAAGCTCTAATAAATAGCCACGTGGATTGAAAAAATTCCAAATGGCCTGCCGGAACTCTCCTATCAGGATCTCATCATAGCTTGACTCCATTGTCAAAGTATAGCTTGCGCATTTATCATTTGCAAGCATAAACTTCTCAATTGCCCGTTCGTCAGCCATAGGCTCAACATCGTCTACAAATTTCTTCATAAACGACGAAAAAAGCGCATGTGCGGCGTAAAGGCGAGAAGACTGAGACTCCGGAGGGAAGCTTGTCAGGTCAGCACCTGGAAAAGCCTCCTCTAGATCATCGATCAGAGCTTGGTAAAGAGCATCAGAGTAAGCACTCATGTTGTTCTCCTAGTGTTGATTGTACTATCTACCAGGAAACCCCGAGTAGATAGATTAATACCACATCAACGGTGCTTAAAGGACACCATCAATGCAAGTATCGCCAATACCTGCTGATACATCGGACAAAGCGCCGATGAGGCAGGACAACGCAGCACGTACATTCGCGGCGTCAGCTGTATCGGCGCCGGCTGGAACATCGATCGTTGCAGTTGCAACCATCGTGGCATTTGCCTGTCCAGAAAGAGGTGAAACGCCCTTACGGACGATAACCTTGTACGTGTTACGTGGTACACTACGGAGTACACCGACAGTGTCGATTGGCGCAAGCTGTTTTAACAACTTAGGCCGCACGAAAGTCAGTGTAAACGGCTTACTCACCGAATGGGCGTCGACATTTGTCTGCGTACCACCAAGTGCGGTGATAGCATATTGTTTGCCGTTGCTGTCCGGTGCTACGTCCACAGTCAATGTGTACGTAGGGTCAGTTAGACCTGTCTGAGGTGCCCCATCAAGGGGACTTGAAATGCCTGAAACACTCACGGAGATACCTCCAAGTTTTGGGTTAGATTAAAACTTCATTCGTCCCAGTGCTGCCAGGTTAATCCATTTTGTGGACATACCAGGCACGCGGAAAGAGAAATCTGGCACAAAATCGCCATAATAACTCTGACGCAACACTGATCTGTTTGAAGTCACTAAGTGGTTAGGCGAAAACGAAAAGTCATACTTTTCAGGGTTAAAAGCAACCCAGGCGTTAAAATCTGTAATTGCCTGAGAAGCAGCCACTATGGCGGTCCGATTGGACCACTTAAGGCTCCCTCTGCCATATGACCACGCATTTATCACGTCACCAACATTGGTGAAGTAATCAATCAGGAATGAATAGGGTATCACTTCCCAGACGGTTGGAGCGAACTCCTCTAGGTTAAAACCTAGCTCATTTATAAACCGCTGTGTATCGGTTGGATTATAGTCAAGTAGACCGCGGTATACAACCGTAGCCTTATCCTGACGAATAACCCTCCAGGTCCACGCGGCTGGTGAGTCCATCTGGTAATGGGTCAACCCATCATCAAAATCATGGTCAAACTCACGTTCTGACGCAACAGCGTAAATTCGCTGACGTTGTCTGTGATCTTGGGAAAGCGATTGGAGGGCCTTGCTTGCATCCTGTATATCGGATAAAAGCGGTGACCAACCAAAAGCATACTCAAGCCATGAGTCCGCTATTGCTTTATTCAGGTGGCGGCCACGGTGCCTACGCTGGAGTTTCTTTACACCAGCCCAATAGTCATCGATACCACGCCTGAAGCTCCTAGCGGGATTCCTGATCATGCGTAACGTTTCAGCGAGCTCCCCTAAAAAGGTAGCACCGCTAAACGACTTCTGAAAGGAGATGATTTTCCTTAAGAAGATTCGTTTTGCCTTATTATCAGCAGAGGCCAGTGTCGCATCATTAAGACTCGGTATTGTGGTATATGCTAGATCACCACTACGAGAACAACCCACATATTCACATGGGCTGAAATTCGGAGCAGTGGTTATAGCACCACTCACTCGAGCTTTAATTTTGCTTTCATAGGCGCTGAGGTAGGTAGTAGCGTCTTCACCGTTCCGGATTAATAGTTTCCAGTTCGGTTTGTTGTCACCCACTGTCCTGCCCTTTTGAGGCGAGACATTAATTAAAGGGTGATCAACGAAGTAGCTACCACATTGGCAGCCCGAGGCTCCAGCATGTGAAGTGCTGTACGCTAACTGGACTGTCATATTCCTATCCTCCTGCTGAATAATGCGGCCAAGACGACCGGGGCTCATGCCCGCGGAGACCCTTCGGG